AGATCTTCACTACACGAAAAGCCAGCGGTCAATTTCTCAACAACACTGGCATCACTCTTTTTTGTAAGAGTCGTAGCGCCCGGACCAAACTTAAAGTGTAGGTCGCCAAGTTTAGGCAACACTCCTAATACACGAGAGATTTTCGCAGATGCACGCTGAATCGCGGCATCAGCCCAGAATTCCAAATTTAAGGATCCTGCGTCTCGTTGTTCGAAGATGTTGTTGGACTCGGCGCACTTTCGTTCGGCATATTCGAACTTTTCGACAGCCTTTGCTCTAGTATCGACCTGTAAAGGTAGATATCTGCATTTTTTGAAGAATGCAAGTGACTGACGACAATGAGTCGCGTCATGAATAGAGATATTGCTGTAGTCGAGTTCGAAATCGCATAACTCAAGAAAACGATCGCGATCAATAAGATCAGCAATCTGCTTCCCCTGAGGCCCTGCTTGAAGGGCATGCGCACGCGCGAGTTCCTTGATGAGTTTAATCGATTCATCGGGTGTACTCTCTTGCGTCCAGAAGGCTAAGTGCTTCATTTGTTTACTTTCATGAAAGGTTTATAGGACTATGGCAGGCCGCTAGTGCCTGGCTGGGTTAGGAGGCTGGGATCAATTGATCAAACAACTCCGGGACGAACCCGGTGGTTGTCGGAGCCACGGACGTGCTGGTATTGCTACCAAAGTTCATGTGCAACTGACGGCAAAGACGCCGCTCGTTAACACTGGACCGTTCGTGGAAGAAACCAGTCGTCTCCATGGTATTGGTGTACGCCACTTTGGGCGCAGCCGTATACCCAGACGAGTTCTGACCGGAAATCGATTCCATCACAGGAACCTCAGTACGATAAGCGACTCGGTACACACCAGATCCGAGGCGGATCTTTTTCGTCGTCAGACGGACTTGCGCGTAGTCAGGCACAGAAGCCAGTTGTTCTTTCCAGAACGCTTGGTTCATGCCTTTCTCCAAGAAAGTGCCGCCGGGAACGAAGGTGTGTGACACCGGAGTTGTGGCGCCATCAAACGCGACAACGTTGCTTTGAGTAGTCATAGCAGTCTCATGTTAAGGAATAGTAGGCGTTTCACAACGTTCCTACGTGTTCCAATGGGATTGAGGGATTTTACTCCCTATTGAGGTGCGGATAAAATCCGCGGAGGGCTTCCCTAGCTTAGTACTGCCGAAAATCACACCCATTAGGGCTAGTGAATTAACGCAGTGCTGCCACGATGCAGCTTTGTCTAGTGATTTTATCACTGGAAAAGGGGCTGTCAGGGAAGTGGTAATAGTACGGTCAAGCGTTAGCTTTTTGTACCTATAGTTCGCATCAGAGGAAAAGCTCGTAGAATCTTTGAGGTTACCTTGGACGCGTGTTACGCGACCTTGGAGGCCCTCCCAGACCTGCAGCGTCTTCGTGGTGCGGACGAACGTACCGGTTAGAGAACCGGCAAACGCGCGAGCGCTCAAGTAGTCGCCAATTGGTAAAACGTAATCGGCAAGCATACTGAACGGTAGAAGTTCCCAAGCAACTAGCTCGGGATCGACGAGGCCCGTCATCTTTGCAAATGAGGGCTTCTCTCGTAGATATGCAATTATTTGTTTAGAATAGATTGCATACATAGAACCTACCACAGCCGGGTTAGAGTTGTTAAGGCATTGCTGCCAGTCGTCATTCACCTTTCGGTGTCTAACTACAACTTTCTGCCGGAAGGGCACTTCGAGCTGATGCGCAAGCATCTCTGCTCCCGCTCGAATATCCTGCAGCAGGGGCTTCCAGCCCCACTGCAGCGCCAAAACGTGACCCGAGACCCCAGTTACGAGGGCTCGGCGGCTTTCGAGTAAAGTTACTCTACGCCGATAGATATCACGCTCAACGTGGTTCCGCGCAAGCGCCATAGCAGCACCAGCCAAATCACCCTTGCGGATGCGGCTCCCTGCTAAAGCTAACTTGATCGCTGTGTCGCCGATCATCTTGAGGGTCTCATGACCCTCGCCTAGCATAACTGCTAGGTTGAAGTCGGACCCTTTGATCTTTTCAGAAAACTTAGACAAGAGTTTAATCTCATCATTCGCATCCCAAACAGGTAACAAAGGGGTGAGAGCACCAGCATCGTAAGTGTAATTCGACGTTACGAGAGGACCGTAAAGGATCTGATCCTGGGTCATCGTAAAACGCGAGCACTCGTAGTCGATTAACGACATTTGGTACGCATGGAACTCGTCTGACGCCCTTTGTGGGGGTCGGTCATAGAAGTGCCTCCTAACAACATGTCCGTTCTGATCGACGGTGGTATAGGTACGTTTTGTCGCAGCGGGACGATCAACTTTTGATCGATCGACCCCAAACCACGACTTCAAACGATACTTACCTCCGCCAGTCGTGTTGAACGAGCCGGTTGAGTTGGACGACAGCTGCGTATTGCGGCTGTCGGAGACAATGGTACCAGTCGTCATAGCTAGCCTCCACGGGTCTCGAGAGAGAAAGAACCCGTAAGTGAAGTCCCAAGAAGCATCAAGAAATGTAAAACGGTAACACCTGTAGACTTTCGTCGACAGGGTACTGGATCTCTCGATCCGATATCCCTTCCGCCCAGGTAGATTCGCCCCACGCCCGCGACGCCATATAGGCGTTGAACGGGTTGGTGAAACTAACAGCTGCGGCGGCGAATACGTCGTATTCCTCAGCCTGGTACATGCTTACAGACGCATCTTTACCCGAACCATTGCAGTTCAGGAAAAGCGTAGTGGTAAGCGACGCTGGATAGACCAGCTGCCGTGCGTATGTCATGCATACGGCGGACGTCAGCAGCATGCGAAGGTTATAAAAACCGTCGCGGCTGAGACCGCTGGCATCGATCCAAGCGTTGTATAAAGATACAAGCTCGGCATGACTCCGCGCCATCGACTCGACGTCGATGGACTGAATCGTAAGATTCAGTGAAGTGGTCAACACGCCGCCAATCGTTACCTCAAAGGTATACGAGACAGGTGTTGGCAACTGATACGCGCGCCCCCAGTTAGGGAAACGCAACGTAGCACGCGGGATGGGATCGTTAAAGTACATGGCTTTGCTCCTTGGAGGCTTC